TCCTCTTGAATACATGCTACGTTCTTTGAATACCTAGGATTGAATTTAATTATAATAAATAGGTTTCTATCAAGGCATTGTTCTACCAAGTTCAAGTAAGAGGTTTTCCCACTACCCCATTGCGATGTTACACCAATACTCAACGATTTATTCAACTTTAAACCACTTATTGTTTCTGCTAGCATACGCGCTTCCGGTGCATAATCAAGCCGATCATCATCATCAGTTGTAATAGGTTGGTCAGGTATCATAAAAAAATTAGTATTCGGCTTATCACGTTGCTCACTCATCAAAACAATAATAAAATTAGAAATAGCAGAAACAACCAAAACCAGTAACCCCAAAACAAGTAAATCCAAATAATATAAACTACTAAAGTCTTGATAACCTTTATGAAAAGCACTGAATCTATAGAAGGTATAAACAATTATCAAAACACTATATATTGATAAGTGATACATAGATAAAATGTGCTTATGCTTAAAGCATTGAACCAACTGATAAACAATACCGCAAATGATAAGTGTATAAAGAGTGAAACTGACCCAGCCCCAAGATACATTTAGGCACGACAGCACGTATTTATCAAAAAGTGATATCCAAAAACCTTCATAAGCGCGCCATAAGAACAATAAAATCAGAAATAAAATAGCAGCCTTATAAAATGTTTCTTTCTGTGCTTTGATATATTCCAATGGCTCGGCAATAGAAACCAAAGCTTTCCTTATTTGGTCCCGCACCTTAATAACATATCTTTCTATTCTCATTTTGTATATTATAATATTTTTATCCCTGCGGCATGTTTGACTCTATTGAAAGGTACTCTCTTTACCACGGAGACATTTTTATTATTTACAAAGCTAATAAAAAAATTGAAGATTACTCAATCCATCATTCAAAATAATCCATTTTTTATAGAGACAAAATCAAGTAGAATGAAATATCAAGAAATATAGCCCAGATGCTATAGACAAGATTAAAAGTTAGGTATCTTAAAACACCAGATATAATCATATGAGTTGGAATGTTGTAAATTAAAAGGATAGCCAACTAACGTCTGACTATCCTTTTAACCAAACTTATCAATTCGCCATCTCAAAATTGTCCTTAATCTGAAACAACTCCTTGACTACTATCCTATCCAGCGTACGTGCATAATGCCGTGTCATCTGTAGATTAGTGTGGCCGAGCATTTTCGCCACACTTTCCATCGATACCCCATTGGCGAGCGCATAGGTCGCGAAAGTATGTCTGGCGGTATGCATGGTTATCGTCTTGTTAACCCCGCAAATATCTCCCAATTCTTTCAGGTACGCATTCATTTTTTGATTACATAGAATCGGCAGCAACACTCCCTTGATGACACACTGAGGATTATTCTCATACTTCTTCAGAATCTGCAGCGGAATATCCCTCAAAGGGATATTACATATAATCTTGGTCTTCTGACGTTCTTTCCTGATCCACTTAACCCCGTTGGAATCTTCGACAATATCTTCCTGCTTCAATTGCTTGACATCCGAAAATGCCAGCCCGGTAAAGCAACAAAAGATAAAAGTATCGCGTACCTGGGCCAACCGGGATATTGCAATTTCTTTGCTGAGTATTCTCTGAATTTCAGAATCTTCAAGGAAATCACGGTCTACCGCCTCAAGCGTGAATTTATATTCAGCGAAAGGGTCTTTCTTCAACCATCCTTTTGCCAGGGAAAGAAGGATAATCTTTTTAAAGTTCTTCAGATATTTAGTCGAAGTATTGTGACTACACCCTTTCTTTGTCAATAACCAAAACATATAGTCTTCGACGAACTGCTGGGACATTTCACTCAGAAAAAAAAACTTTTTTCGGTAAGTGTCCCAAACAAAGTCCTGTGTATGTTGCAGAGTTGTCTCATAACGTTGTGCTGTTGCAGCAGCCATACTAATTCCAACAAGCTTCTTGCACTTATCATTATGTTCACGAAAGACATCGAATAAACTACGATCAACAAAACCTCCCTTTCTAAGATAACGATCAAGTACTTTCGAAGCGGTCACATTCGCTCCTTCAATTTCCAAATCACGTTGAATTTTCAGAATCCGCATATGGATTGCATCAAGGTATAGGTTCAATTCCTTCCCCTCACGTTTTTTGTCTAGGGCTCTGCCTTTATCGGCATCCCAAAGTTGGGGTAAAATCGTTTTCTTTATTGATGCATCCGCACGAACACCGTTTACAGTAATCCACACCAGAATCGGCGCCTCACCATGCCGATTTAACTTTGTCCTACGAATGTAGAATAGGAGGCTAAAAGTTGCTCTTTCCATCTTTCTTTAGTTCTTTAATTTCACATTGCAAAATTACTAAATCAGAGGCAATTCAACAGTCCGCAAAACACTGAAAAGCAAAGTATTACAATCTTATTCGGTAAAAAAAATACAAGGTAAAAAAGGATTGAGTTAAATTATATCGTTTGATAGTTGAGAATACATAATTATATGCTTCGTTTTGATAGCATTCAACATTTGAAAACAAGATTTAAGTATAAAACCTAAAATCTGAAACTTCTTATTTATACAAAATTTTAGAAAGTGTCACATAAAATCTGTACTATATTTAATACTACAACAGTTTCTTTACAAATAAAACCAAGACCAAATTGAGTTTTCTTAAGCTCCATCTATTTTCAATACATGAAGCTTAAGATATAAAAGTCTAATCTATCTTTGACATGAGTATAGCCAAATCATTACTCAATTTTTCATCGGTAATCTTGGCATATAGTTGAGTAGTTTTTATATTAGTGTGTCCTAAAACCTTAGATAGGCTCTCAATAGGCACACCGTTTGCCAAACAAACAGTCGTTGCCATTGTATGGCGGGCAACATGAAAGGTTAGATTTTTATGAATACCACAAATATCAGCAATCTCTTTCAGGTAAGCATTTACTTTTTGATTACTTGGAACAGGAAATAAGTAGATAGAATCTGGATTTTCATATTTTGCAATCAATGTCTTAGGAAGATTAAATAGGTATACATTTGCTGTCTCACCACTTTTATTGCGGTTCATTCGTAACCACAAATTCCCATCATGAGCAATATACAAATGATGTTTTGACAAATTCTTGAGATCAATATAAGATAAACCTGTGTAGCATGCAAAAAGAAAAAGATCTCTGACTAAAACCAAACGTTTTATTTCGATCTTTTTTTCTTTTATTCTCTGTAGTTCTTCTCTCGTCAAATATCCACGATCTACTTTTTGCAGTTTTATCTGATATTCTGAAAAAGGATTTTTGGTTATATACCCATTATTTAAAGCAAGGATGATAATTCGTTTGAAAAACTGCATAAATTTAGCTGTTGTATTATGAGCACAATGAGCGGTTACACGCAAATAGACTTCAAAATCACAAATAAATGTATGATTGATATTTTCTAGAATTATATCCTCCAGACACTTACTTCGAAGATAACCTTGAAGATGCTTGCGTGTAGTTTCATATTTTCGAAAAGTCGTAGGAGATTTGCTTATACCCACCTGCTTCCTTATACTCTCATTGTGTAATTCAAATAAAGAAAGTAAATAATGATTCTTTTTGTCTGCTCCTGTAAAAGTATCTTTGATTTTTTGGGGAGTAGTTGTCTCTCCGTATAAAGACTGTTGATAAAAAATCTGATTCAGCCTAAACCTGATACTTTTTAGAAATAAATTTGTTTGTTTCGCACAACTGCCCACACACTGATGTAGTCGGATACTCCAATTAGCAAGTAACGCTTTTTGCCCGGTACAAATTTCTACACTTTTACCATTGATAGTGATACGAACCATAATTGGATGCAAACCATCCATATGGTTTTGTCTTTTCTTCAAAAAGAATAAAAGGGAAAATGTTTGTCTCATAATAATCGATTTTTAATTAAACAATTTCCAAAGAAGGGCAAAAAATAATAAAACAATGAAGAAAAAATAGTTTTCTTTAAGACAAACAGATAAGATACTGATTATCTGAATAATAAGGATTTAATCATGGACATTTTTGAGTTCAATTATTGAGCATGATTTAGCCACTTCCAACACTCATTATCAGTGCCCAATTACAATAAACCAATTAGCAAAAACTACATAACTATCAGAATATCAGACAAATAAAAGAAAACAAAACGATAGGTTCGGGAGATTTTCAATATATAAAAAACGCCTATAAGTTACTCACTTACAGGCGTTTACATCACCTAGCGGAGAGACAGGTTCTATCACCTATCATTTCAAACAATATCACAAACTCGTAATATCTT